CTCTACCAGCTTGGCGTCGGTCGAGACTAGCAACCAAGTGGGTTGGGTGAACATCAACTTCGCCTCCCCGATTCCGTTCGTTGCGACGCAGCGGCTCACCATTGCGTACGAGGAAACCAACACCCACGCGGGCGTGATGATTTCCTGCCCGGTGGTCAACGCCGCGCACGCGACGTACCTCAACGCCAACTACGTTCTGATCGCAACCGGCGGCTACCCGGTCACCGTGCAGGCGGCGCAGACCTACTACGCCGACCTGTCATGCCGCTTCAGTGGCCCGGCGGCAGACCCACACGGGTTCCCGGTTACCGCCAGCGGGCAAGTGATGATCGACCAAGCGGGCACGCGCGCCGCGTATTACAACGGACTCTCCTTCACCATCGACGGTGCGCTGATGGTGGGAGTTGGTGCAGCACCCGTCGTACACCTGCACGGTTGGCCGATCGCAGCAGACGGTCGCCTGTGCGTCAACTTGATCTAAGAGAGGCCGCTAATGCAGATGACACCCACCGTGATGGATGCACCGCGACAAGACCCGGAAGACGAGAAGCTGTTCGTCCAGTTCTACATGGGCAGCATGAAGAACGAGGACAAGTCGCGGGAGGAAGGTCACCCGGTGTACGACTCGCGCCCGTTCATCAAGATCATGGTGCCGGGCGATCGCAACTCCACCATCGACACCCTCGCGTCGCCGCAGTACCAGCAGCGGTTCGCGCGGCAGTGGGCGCTGTTCCAGCAGAACGAGTCGCAGGCGATCAGTGGCTTCCCGCTGCGCGAGTGGCCCGGCGTGTCGCGCGCGCAGGTCGAGGAGATGAACCATCTCAACGTCTACACGGTGGAGCAACTGGCGACACTGCCCGATGTCTACGGCGCGAAGCTCATGGGCTTCCAAGACCTCAAGCGCAAGGCGGAGGCATATCTGGCCGCTGCCAAGGACAGTGCGTTCGTTGACAAGGTGTCGGCGCAGAACGAGGAACTCAAGAACCAACTGGCGGCGACGCAGGCGGAGCTTGCGCGTCTGAGTGCCAAGTTCGACCAGATGAACGCCGGGCAGAAAATCAGCAAGGGGTAAGCGATGCCCACCAACGGAACCACTCTGTCAGTGCTGCAATCTGCCGCGTCGGAAATGGCGTTGCCGGAGTTCGGTTCCGCTGCGGGCAACATCCAGCAGATTCCGAAGCAACTGCTCTCGCTGTACAACATGACCGGCGAGATGCTGGTCAAGCGCCGGGTGTGGCGCCTACTGTGGCGCGAGCATTCGTTCGACGCGATCTCGGGGCAGGCGGAGTACCCGCTGCCGCCGGACTTCGCGCGCCCGATCTCGCAGACGGAGTGGGACAAGACCAACCGCTGGCCGATGATCGGGCCGGAGACTCCGCAGCAGTGGCAGTGGCTGAAGAGCGGCATCCTGTCCACGGGGCCGCGCGAACGCTTCCTGCTGAAGGGCAACAACATGGAAATCTGGCCGGTGCCGGGCAGCGACACGGTGCCGACGCCGGTGACCATCTCCTACATGTACATCAGCCGCTGGTGGGTGGAGACAGCGGACGGCCAGCCGAAGCAGAAGGCGGATCGCGACGACGACACCTGCGTGTTCGACGATCGGCTGATGATCAGCGGCGTGAAGCTGCGGTATTATCAAAGTAAGGGCTTCGATACTACTGCGTTCGCGTCGGACTTCCAGAACAACATCGACGACGCAATGGCGCAGGACGGCGGTGCGCCGATCCTGTCGCTCGCGCGCAGCGTGCAGTACCCGCTGATCTCAGTGTGGTCGATACAAGACGGCAATTTTCCGGGGCCGACGACATGACTTTGCTCGCGCGTTTGACGGCGAAGATTCTCAAGACCCGTGGATGCTGGGAGTTCACTGGCGCGAAGAACAACAAGGGCTACGGTCATATTGGCGTGGGTGGGCGCGGCACCGGGCAGATACTCGCGCACCGTGCAGCATACGAGTGTTTCGTCGGACCCATTCCGCCGGGCATGTTCGTGCTGCACCACTGTGATAATCCGTCCTGCGTGAACCCTGACCATCTCTACGTCGGAACGCAGAAGGACAACATTCGTGACGCTGTGAACCGTGGGCGTCATTTCACACCTACGCTGCCCGGAGAGGGAAATCAGAACGTGCGTGTGACGGACAAGCAGGTTGAAAAAATGCGCGCTGAGTACAAAGGGCGACAATCCCCCAACAGGCCGCGCACCGGCCCAACGCTGAAGGAACTGGCGGCGAAGTACGGCATCAGCCTCGTCCAAACACATCGCATCGTTACTGGACAGTCACGGTAATGACCCGGCAGTCCAACCTCGCCAAGCGCGTCCAGCGTGTCAGCACGCAGGCGAGCATGCCCGCGCCCGTCGGCGGGCTGAACGCGCTCAACTCGCTGGCGGAGATGCCCCCGATCCAAGCGATCGAGATGATCAACTTCTACCCGCAGCAGTACGGGGTGCGGGTACGCAAGGGCTGGAAGAAGCACGCCACTGGGCTTCCGGCCCAAGTGGAGTCGCTGTTCGTCTACGCGCCCGTGGTCGGCAACCAGCAACTGTTCGCGGTGTCGCAGGCGAAACTCTACAACGTGTCGGCCAACGCTGCCGTCGGTGCGCCGATCCTCACCGGGTTCATCAACAACCGCTGGCAGCACCAGATGATGAACAACCAGTTCGGCAGCTTCCTGTCGATGGTGAACGGGTTCGACTTGCCGCAGAAGTACAACGGGACGCTGTGGACGAATCAGACGATGACGCCGGAAGCGGGCGAAACGCTGGACATCCGCAATCTCATCAGCGTCACGCTGTCGCACCGCCGCCTGTGGTACGTCGAGAAGAACTCCGGCAACGCGTGGTATCTGGACGTGGACGCCATCGAAGGCGTGCTGACGCGCTTCGGGGTGAGCGAAATCTTCCGGCAAGGGGGGAGCCTGCGTGAAATCATCACATGGTCGGTTGACTCTGGTACCGGGATGCGGGACCAAACGATCTTCATCTCGTCGCTCGGAGATGTCGTCGTTTATCAAGGGTATGACCCCGACGACCTCGCCAACTGGCAACTCGTTGGCGTCTACCGTTGCGGCGCTCCTATCGGACAACGCTGTGCGATCAAGTTTGGATCGGACGTTCTCATCATTTGCGAGGATGGGGTACTTCCCCTTACGGCGATCTTGGGGCAGTCCAAGGCTATCCTCGGTGAGCCGCTATCCAACATCATCCAGCAGCGGATGGGCGACGACACCTCGCGGCTGAAGGAAATCTTCGGCTGGGAGATGCAGTTGATGGAGCGGCACGGGATGCTGTTCGTCAACGTGCCGGAGCCTTCGGCGCCGCGCCAGTATGTGATGAACACGGTCACGATGGCGTGGACGCAGTTCTACGGCTACCTCGGGCTGTGCATGGAGAAGTTCAACGAGGAGTTCTACTACGGCGCGAATGGCTACGTCGGGCAGGGGTGGACCGGCGAGGTCGATGACGCGCGCGTGGACGGCAGCGGGTTCGCGATCGGCGCCAAGTGCCTGCAAGCCTATAGCTTCTTCGGCACGCCCGCGTTGCAGAAGCACTGGACGATGTGCCGCCCGATCTTCAACGGCTCCAATCAGCCGCTGGTGTACGTCGCGATGAACACCGACTTCGACATCGAAGACGGCACCCCGCCGTTCTCCGAGTTGGAGGTGGTGGAGGATGTGGCGCTGTGGGACGCAGCGATCTGGGACGACGGGCACTGGTCGGCGTTGCGGCAGGTGTACAAGGATTGGTACGGCTTGAACGACATCGGCTTCGCGGGTGCGATCTTCCTCAAGATGCAGACCCGCGCCGAAACCTTCTGGGTCAACACCGATCTGGTTCTAGAATCCGGCGGAGTGTTATGAGGCAGATCGTCATCAACTGCGAAGACGTCGCGGCGCCGTTCATGGAGTTGCATTGCCACTCACACGGCGCGTTCACGGCGGGCCGCGCGATCGGGCTGGTGGACTTCGATGAGGACGCGCGTGAGGCGAAGATGGTCGCCGCCTGTTGGTACGAGGCGTGGAACGGCGCCAACATCAACATGCACGTCGCGGCGCTGCCCGGTCGGCGTTGGATGACGCGCGACTTCCTGTTCGCGGTGTTCGATTACCCGTTCCGGGTATGTGGAGTGAAGCGCATCACCGGCTTGGTCCCGTCGTACAACTTCGACGCACGACGGTTCGACGAGCATATCGGCTTCAAGCTGGAGGCAACACTCAAGGACGCGGCGCCGGGTGGCGATTTGCTGGTGTACGCGATGTTCAAGGACGAATGCAAGTGGCTGAACCTGCGACGCGGAATGCCGCCGGTTCTGGGAGCGCATTGATGGGATCGTCAAGCGGTGGTGGCGGTGGCAAGGCGGGGCGTCCGCCTGCGCCGGGAACAGCAATGGGCAATTTGCCGCAGTCGCCGGGGATGAACGCATTGCAGAAATTGCCGGGCGCTCCACCGATGCCGGGGCAGGGTCTTGGCGGCATCGGCAACGCGATCCAGCGGCTGCCGGGCTTCGGTGGCGGGACCGGCGTCAGCAGCGGCCAGCAGGGCGACATGCCGTGGCAGTCCACCGGCAAGCCGATGGATCAAGAGATGGAGGCGCGGCGTCTGCTCGGGTACGACAAAGGGCCGAATGCTGCCGATCCGAATTCGCTGGCGAGTGCGGCGCAGCAGATGCCCGCAGGCGGCGGCATGTTCGGCGCGGGCGGTGGTGGTGACGCGGGGCTGGCTGCGCTGCGGAACCAAGCGATGCAGGGCGCGCAGGGTCAGATGCCAGCAGGCGGCGGCTCGCCGCAGATGCAGGGGTTGGCTGGCTTGTACCAGCAAGCCGCCGCGCAGGGT